TTAAATGAACTAATCGATAAGACAGGCGGCTTCTCCGGAAATAGAATTGATCTTGGAACGTTTGTTGGTCTTACTAATAGTTTAGTTAATTTTGTTCCCCTTATAGACAGAATCAATGCTGCTGATGTAGATACATTTAAGATTAAAGCAGAGGGTATTGGAGAAGGGCTTAATAAAATTCTAACAGGCACAGATTGGAAATTCTTTGCTGCACAGAATCTTCAATACATTGATGATAATTTAATACCGCTAGCAGACGGGATTGATAGACTGTCACGTTCTGAAGCGGAGATGTTTTTAGAAAAGAGTTCATTTATAGGGCCAGGGTTAAATAACATTCTTACCGGCACAGATTGGAAGTTCTGGGCATCTCAAAATCTACAGTACATAGATGATAACTTAGCCCCGTTAGCAGCAGGTATCAATAAAATAGCAGTAGTAGATGCACAAGCATTTTTAGATAAGAGTGCTCTGATAGGGCCAGCCCTAAGCAACATCTTAACTCCATTAATGGATCCAGAAATGGAAGATATCTATAAGCTATCTACGTTTAGTAATGTGTTGAGGGATGTTGGCCCTACTATACAGGAACTAGGTGAGACTATAGATCCTACTGTACTAACATCGTTAGCAGAGCTTGTAAAATACGCTAGTAACTTACTACAAGATAAAAGTATATCTAGTTTAGCCGAGGCATTAGATCTTATTCATCAATCCTCAACCGGGTTATCAGATGAAGGTGCTTTTCCGGAAAACTATCAGAACTTTTCAAACTTTTTAGATCTACTTCAAAGGTTAGCTAGAGAAGTAGATATAGCAAGATTGGAACGTCTAGGCATAGCTGTTTCTAGAATAGCAGAAGGCTCACTAGCATTAACCAATACAAGCGCAGAAGCTATAAAAGAACTAAGCACTAGACGAGAGGCAGTAGCCGATAATATGCAGCAACGTCAGACAGCCGAACTAGCAGCTGCAGTAAGTAATGGCGGTGGCGGCCAGAATATTGTTAACAATATTATGGGGAATGGAGCCCCCAGTAGAGGGGGCTCCACCTCAAGTAATATGGTATCGCCGTTTGATATCGGACGAGTACCACTTTACACGGGCTAACTTATTCGTTAGCCAGCTTCTGGAAGAACGACATCGCGTCGTCATCCTCTGCTACTTCATCAGCTCCATTCCACGGTGCCTCATCAGCTACTGCTGTTGTAGGGATATTCTTAGCCGGTGCTGACTTAACAGCTGGTGCAGCTGCTGTTTGTTCTGATGTCTCATTGAGTGCAAGTACTCTGTAGAGCTTGACTTTAAGATCATCATAAGACTTGAACTGAGATGGATCCACGAACTCCTGTAAAGGATATTCTGACTTCCATACCTTTTCAAGCTCGCTATCATTATCTAGAAGCGGTGCCGGGGTATCAAACTCAGACTTGTCGTAGTTACGATATCCTTCGACGTTACGAATCTTAAGCTTGAAATTAGCGCCTGTCCAAAGGTCAAAAGGATTAACAGGCTTCTCATCTTCAAATTCTGGATTCATAAGATCATTGAGCTTATCAAAGATCTTCTTACCGTATTTGAATAGAAACACCTTACCTTCATTCTCAGGATTGCCAGGGTCTTTTACAACGTAGATATTAGAGTAGTAAGAAAGTCTGCGCTTATACTTACGTACTAGATCCTTATTAGACTCAATACCTGAATTCCAAAGCATAGTGTTATACTCTGAAACTGGATCCTTCATACCTAGTGTCGTGAGGGACTTCTCAATGTACCATTGCCCCGAAGGGCCCTGAAAGCCATGATCCCATACCCTTACAAACGGGACATCTTCATTGGTAGGCGCGGGAAGGAATCTAATTACAGCATACCCGTTCCCGGCTTTATCCACAGTCGGCTTCCAAAGTCGATCGTCCGGGCCGTTCTGTTGTTGAGGTGCGTTGTTACTGACCTTAGCTAGCTCTTCAGATAACTTCTCCAAAGACTGCTTAGATGAGTTCTTTAGTTTAGCGAAATTTGCGTCCATATGTATTCTCCTTGTATTGCGATATATTGCGACGTATCCACCTAATCATAATGTAGTAAATTTATTTATGGTGATAGTTTTAAATTTGTTTAAGTCAATGCTCAAGAATGGCCTATACTTGATCATTTTAAAGTAAATCTCATCAAAGATCAAGTCCTTTTCTAACTTCTTACCCCATACCTTGGTGTAGTTAACCAGCATGTCAAGTATTATCATAGTCTCTATACAGATATCTTGTCTTAGATACAATCTAAGTAGCAAAGGGTGTCCGTATCGCTCTACTTTAAAGTTAAAATCAAAATCAGAATTAAGTCTATCTAGATCCTGTGTGAACGTATACGTAAGAGACTCCTGTCTCTTCTTCCACTTGGTAAAAATAAGGTCGGGGGCTTCTTCTCGAATACTACCTACCCAGAAGTCTTTATTGCCATCCACAAAGTTGGCAACTAGAAAGTCCTGTATGTCTTTTCTCTTTGAAAGTTTATAGAAGAAATATTTGTCTTTTCTAGTATCAAATGTCTCACGTTTTACTTTTACGTGTCCGTTATATTTAAAGTAATCGTACGACTTCTGAGTGAAATGGTTTTTCAAAGCAACATACATGGTGTATGTGTCAAAAGGATCCATTATGTAGTTTCTATACCTTGCTCTAAGCAGAGTTGCTTCCATTGTAAACTTTTTTCTTTATCAACTAACCATATTACTAATGCGTAGCGAGTACCCTGAGTAACGTCTTCAACGCCGTGCATAGTATCTGAATCAAACACTACAGCATCACCCTTGTAAAGATCTAGTGGTGTCTTCTTACCATCACCAACATCAATTACAAACTGTCCACCATTATAGTCTGATCTGTCGTTTAATGCAACTGAAACCGACATTTCTCTTTGCGGTCTCATGTTGTTCATGAATATTTGTTCAGCTGTCTGCTTATTCACATTGCCGCCGTGGTAAATAAAGAAGTCTAATCTATCTTTATGCCAGTAGAAATGGCCCTTCTCACTGTCCTTATATTTGTTTATAGCCCATTGTTCTATAAAATCAAAGCTACGTGTTTTATCGGTTTGCTGAACTGCTTTAAGCACTTTATCTTTAAGATGCACTGGCACTTTGTCCGGGTGCATAGCTTGCGCCAGCGCCTTCCTACTACTATCATAATCTACCGAGGGCCCGTCGCTATTAATTGCACCTAGTCTATACCAACCTTTACTGCTGCCATTAAAGGTGTTAATTAAATCATCTACTTCAGCAGACGTAAATAGTTCTTTAAAGACTCTGTGCATTAGATAGGTAGTTTGGATCCGGAAGGTTTAATAGTTCTGTTCTCTTCAGACTCTGCTGCTAGCTTTGCTTTGAGAACATGTGAGTTTTTTACTAACGATGCTACTGTTTCAATCTCTACTTCATTTTCTTCTGCATATAACGTAAGTGCATCGATATAAGTACAGTCTCTTTTCTTAACGTACTGCTCTATTGTTTCTGTAAATTGTTTTACTGTTAGTATATTATCCGATATCTCTTTCATTACTTCTCTCTTTTCACAAAGGAATTATAGTACATCTAATGTCAAAATGCAACTAAAATATAACCTTGACATTGTATTCTTTTTCGAACCTTATAGCACTTACTGTACTATGTACCATAGGCTCTCCTCTGATATTTAGGGAAGTGTTTAACAGCACAGGACAACCTGTTCTTTTGTACCATTCCTCGAGCACGTCCCGAAGAATAGTATCACAATCTTCACTTACTGTTTGTACTCTGCTAGTCCCGTCTGCATGAACTATAGCTGGTAGCTCTTCACTCTTTTTACAAAACGAAACCATTTGCATATATCTTGATACTGGGCCGTCAAAGTACTCACTAGCATGCTCTTCCAAAATTGCAGGCGCAAAAGGTCTGAACTTCTGCCTTCGTTTAACAGAATTAACTAAATCTTTAACATTAGGACCTCTAGGATCAGCTAGTAAACTTCTATTACCAAGAGCACGTGGACCATACTCTGCAGGTCCATGAGCGAGCCCTACCATACCTTTAGTCTCAAGCTCATTACAAACGTCTGTTACTATTTGTTTTGCAGTTCGTGTACTAGGTATGTAATATCCTAGATACGGAGACGTCCATTCTACTTGTTGCCCGTATGCCAGACAAGCTGCACCCAGAGCGCCGCCCGCATCACCAGGGTTGGGCATTATCCAAAGATTACCGTTGCATAAGGCATGTAGTTTAGAATTAGCTACACAGTTTAAAGCAACTCCGCCTCCATACACTACGTTAGAAGAATGCTTTAGTGCCTTACGAAAAATTTTCTCTAATTTAGACTCTAAAACTTTTTGGGCATTAAAGGCTATGTCTTCACTTTTATACGAACTTAATTTTAAAAACGAATTAACTTCACTGCTGATACCTTTATGAAGGTTTAAACCTCCATTGAGCAGGGTATCAAGCTTTGATTCTAGATCTGCGTTGTGATTACCATAAGCAGCCATTCCCATAAAGATATACTCTTCATCTAAAGGCTTAAGTCCAACAAATTGGGTTAGTGCTGTATACCAGAGCCCTATACTATTAGGATATTTTTCGCTGTACAGTTTTTTATATTGTACCATTCCTTTCTTATCATAACTGCACTTCCAGATAGAAGTACAGTCCCATTCACCAATAGCATCCACTACTACAGCAACTGCCTCACTGTATGGAGAAGTTTGAAATGCAGCTGCAGCATGAGACAAATGATGAGGGTATGTATGGGTAGGCTGCCATGCCATAGGCCTACGAGAAAAAACCGTCTTATACTGACCGGCGTATAGCTGTCTTGTCTTTTTTAAAAAAGGTCTTTCATAAAAAGCTTTCCATACTATACCTTCGCCATAAGTGCTATCAATGTACCGCTTACATTCATCTGAAATATAACGCTCATGCTTACTGCCTGAGAACCTCTCCGAGTGAGTAGCAAAGACGATTCTACCGTCATTAATTATTGCTACTCCAGCGTCATGAAACCCTTCACTCCATCCTAATATCATAAGTTACCTTGGTAAATTTGTCCCTATTACAGGGGTATACATATCTTGTTCAAAAACTATATTTTTATTTTTTATATAGTTAAATAGCTGCTCACCGTAAGCTTTATGGGCTTCAGGGCCGGGGTGCTCTCTTGGCATTAGCTTAAAATTATTTTTCATAGTAAACTCATGAAAGGTAGGCCCGTCATTTTCTGTAGCACCAAGCTTACACTGAGGAGGTAATGCATTAAATTTCTTTATAACAGGTTCATAAATTCTTGTTAGCCTAGGTCCAAGTTGCTCTATCCGAGCAGGACTAAATGTCTTAGCGAAAGTAACTCTATTACCTTCATGAAACCACCCTTGAATACAAGTCACCTTTAACTGATCACAGATCCACTTAACCCAAGACATGTAGTTAATAGTATTCACAATACCTGTCTCTCTTGTATAAATTTCTCCATAGAACGTTTCCCAAGCCTGCCAGTTTCTAGTTATAGATCTGTTATTCTTACTAATTCTGGAAGGCGACATTTGTAAGAACTGACTGTTGATTAAATTGGAGTCCCTGTCGTAGTTATGCTCTGCGTGTAAGGAGATCATTTCAACGCGCTCAAAAGCACTCCACATTATTATCACGCCTTCCAATTGTGAAAGATCTTCCATCCCAGAAAGCATGCCCATAGTAGTTCTGAAAATTCTACTATTAGAGGCACCAGGTGCTGACTTGTTAAGTATAGTCTTTCCTAAGAGCTCACCTAGATGAGTACCCCATCTTTCTTTATCGGGGTTTTCTAACTCATCACCATACGTAAAACTACAACCGTTTAATAATATCATTGTCGCTCTTGATTAAATCATAGATCCACTCTGCCATAGCTTCGTGGCAAGTATGCTCAGGGTGTCCAAGTGAGATAGTTGAAAAAGGTAGTTGCTTGTCATGCATTAACTTACCGAAGCTCTCGTCTTTATTAAACCCGTAAACATAAGGATTGTTTTTTTCCAGATATCCTACACACGCTTCAATATGTTTCATTACGTTACGTAAAGGCCTACTATTGGTATCCTTATTTGTCTCTATAAAGTGTCTGTAATGTCTATTAGTGTTTGATTTAAATTGAAGATGAATTAAAGGTATATTATGGGCCTTAAATAACATTTCAACAGAGAGCATATGATTTATAGTATGCATTAATGCTCTTTGTTCAGAATTTATAAAGGAAAAGAAAGACTCAAATGCATCTCTATGAAAGAAGGATTTAATACTACCTACACCCTGAGGTGTAACCTGGGCCATATCGAGCCAGTCGTACTCGTTCTCTTGCGGTCTAAAGTATTCTTGTCTAGGTCCATCCGACCACATTATAATACCTAGCGATGGTAGCTTATCAGCAGTTAATATGTCTTGGTATGTGTGACGTGAAATTCTAAAATTACTTGACCCGGGGCAGGCACTATTCAATACGTCCGTGCCTAGTTTATTAGATAATAAGGTAGCCCAACGTTTCTGTCGTTGTTCTGAGACTTCAATACCTATACCGTACGTATAGCTGCAGCCATTAACGTAAATGTAATTATTCTTCTCGTTCATAAACAAAAGGGTCGTCCTTTTTCATTTGACGTAGCCGCCACTTAATAATTATTCTCTTTAAGATATTACGTAAAAAATTTATCATTTTAGTCTATTCCATTTATCACCATAGACGGATGCAAAAGAAGTTCTTTCTATGTCTTCAGGCTTACATCTCTTACGAGTGCTAGGATCAGTTGTACCTTCTGGGTCCTGATATGCAATACTGAATCTACCTTTACCTTGGTGCACTCTAGTTGGGGCCACTCCGCTATGAAGAATATGGCCGTCAAAGATAACTATTCTACCTGGTTTAGGGTTGGCTACATCGTATACGTTGTTATTCTCGTCTGCAAAAACTGTATACCCGCCCCAGTTCAAATCCCATACCTTGTTTGGATATACCATAAAGGTTCTACCCTTAGGGTTGTTAGGGGAGTCAGGATGAAACATCGGACTGTCGCCAAATCTAAAACAGTTAATTAAGCAACGATGAAAATATGGAACTTTAATATCTGTATTAGCATGAATACGTTCAGTCATTATATCGCATACATCATTTAGAATAGCATGCACACCAACCCATTGATCCCACTTTAACGATCTGCATAAGGAAGATAAAGAAGAGCTATATTCTTTCTGGTCGTGGCCAAGTCCCCACATCGTGTAGTGTGTAAACCAGCTATCTAATTTTTCTAATTCTTGATTAGTAAAAAGATCATCAATTATTGTTATGCTTTTTTTATTTTGAAAGACTTTCATTAGTATCTATATCCCACCATGTTAATAATATAGCTTTCGTGCTCTTCTATTATTTTAGCCATCTTAGAAGAGTAATAGTCTCTATATTTATCACCTATGCCTTGAACGTTTATTTTATTAAGTTTTAATATATCTTCTGGCACATCAAATGCAACACCGAACCAATCTAATAGCGCTCCCATATTTTCCTGAGTAAACACTAACAATCTACTAAATGATTTATGGTTGATAAAATAGTCGTAAGTATTAAGATATGCAAACCCTTCTAATCGTTTATACTTATCTGAAGTAAGACATGCATCCACATCATCAAGACTATTAATTACGCAGGACCTGTTAGGTCTAGATTCAACTACGCTATTAAGCCAATCTTCGAACGTCTGAAAGCTACATTCTAATATTCTTTCTATGCCGCCCTTAGTGGCTTTATCGTCATAATCAAATACATGGAAAGGAAACTTTTCTTTAAATAGTTTAGCTTCAGTTTCGTTAGAATATGCTACTAGTCTTTCTTCTAGCTTTTGTTTCTGATAGAAATAAAAAGAAACAGCTCGAGCCCATGGATTTCTAACCGTTGTAAAAAAAGCATCGCTATTATCATTAAAAAACTTTACTTTAGGAAAGGACTTGTTTATGCCATGAGTGCCGGCAATGTCAGTCGCAGTCATGTGCCATAGAAGACTAGGATGAGACACATATTGATCTTCTGGAAGTTTTTCTATTAGCTCTCTGACTGCTTGCGACCCTGTTTTAGGGACAGCTAAGTACCAAAATTTCTTATTATAAACTCTACTTGTAATTCTATACGCCATGAATATATTTACCTCGCTCTATACCAAAAGATATGCCTGAACGCGGTGTCATAGCAGTAGGATTATGATAGAGCCCACATGGTATGTATATTACGTCTCCTACCTCAACAATATAATGAACTACCTTATCTTGTTTATTCCAGATATCAAAAGAGGTCTTACCTAATATACCTAGGAAGAAAACGTCGGCCGTGTCTTTATGTCTACCAAACGTTTCTGCATCTGATACTATACTGGTATAGACATGCGATGTGTAGTTACTACTACCTGGATAGGTCTCTCTAATAGCTGCTCTGAAAGGCTGAGCTATGTCTTCCAAACGCTTACTAAGAACTTTATTAGTAATAAAAGTGCCTTTCATAAAGGTAACTTTAGAACTTGACTCACTACAATAATTAACATTTTTAATAATATCTTCCCAAGTAATAGCTATACCAGGGATAGCGTTCTTAATAAAAAACGGAGTGCCGCTGTTAACGGCACTCCGGAGATCGCTGTTACTAACCCAGCTTAGACTCATTAAGCAGCCTCAGCGTATTCGACAGCATCCTCCAAGGCCTTAAGTTTAAGTGACTTAGATTGGCCGTACCATGCCGACTGTAACCGAGCATCGGCATCGCGGCCACGCTCATGATCGGTAAAGAACGTTACAGCATTAAATGCACTCCACCAGCTACCCGGGGCAAAGTTAGCACCAGGCTGTTGCTCGAGCAGCTCATATACTCGCTCGGCCGGGCGTGACAAGAAGTGCTCACCATTTTTCTTAGAGTATGAAGGGAATAGCCCGTCCAAATACTCTGCTACACTTGTCTGGTTATAGCGCTTGGAGCCAAGGAACTCAGCCATCTCCTTATACTTAGAAAGCTTCTCCTTAGCAACGCCGAGAGTCTCCTTAACAGATTCAGCATCGAAAGATTTCTTATGACTTACCTTAACCGATGAAACACTCTTACTGTTCAAACTAAGTGTCAGAGTGTTATTACAGACAACTCGGATAGGGGTAAAGCGAACGTCGATAGACTGACCAAAGCGATGCGGATTCGAAAAGAGGAGGTACGACTCAATAACGTCATTACCAAACACTTCGAACTTTTCGTTAACCTTGGCCAAGGCCCAAATAACTCGACCTTCCATTAACGAACCGGCTGTATGCATTTCCATATCACCGGATCGAACAAAGTCGTTAAAGAACTCGAACGCCTCAAGATTCTGAACTGGGTTCCAATCCTTACCGACGATGTCGAGAACAGAATTATCACTATCACGAACAAGTGCTACCTTTTCCGGAACTTCAATTCCATCGGTAGTCATCATACCTCGCTTACTGACAGTCCAGTCAAGTCCTGCCTTCACAAGCATCTGCTGAGGAGAGAGATCATGAGGAACTTTTGTACCAAGTCCGTGCCAAGGAACCTCACCCGCATACGCCATTGTTTCAACTAAATGTGCCATAACAAATATACTCCTTATTGATAGTCACTATTGACTATAGTACTATTATATCTAATCACTAGAGATATGGCAACCGTTATTTTCACTAGAGAAATCAATAAGTTACTAGATTATTTAGTCTTTTAAAATCAATGAGTTAGCGATCGTAGAGATTCTGAGGGTAAATCCATTCTCCTCTAGAATAACCTCTTACAGCTCGGCCGGCTTGAGTAAACAGAAGAGTAATATCCTTACGCTTACCGTAGTCGGTTACTCGATCCATGCAAACATATACATCCTCTAAATTATTAAATTTAATTTTAGTAGTTTCTGTTTGTTTGTCCTGTTGATACTCAATTTCATAATTCGTATATTTGTTAAGCTCTTTACTATGCTTATCTATCTCGTTAAGTAGGGAATTAATCTTAACTATAGAATAGTCAGTGATAGATTCAATACC